GGACCACGGGTCGGCGCATCGGCCAGCAGTTCGTTGCTGACGCGGCTGAACACGCGCATGGTGTACGGCTGCAGCACGACATTGCTGAACTGACCGCTGCTCTCGGTCTTGCTTGCGGCCTCGCTCTCGTAGGAGGCGGTCGCAAAGGTCGACTCAAGCACGATGTCGGTCTTGAAGGTACCGAGCGGCATGACGGACGCGACCTGCCGCATACCGTTGGTCAGGAACCGCTTCTTGATGAGTTGGTTGTAGAACTCGGTGGCGGGGAGGAAGCCGCCGTCCGCGTTCGTACCTTCGCTCATCGCGCGCTGCTCGTCACCGGACAGGCCGTTGAGACCCTTGGTGAGGTAGGACAGGAACGCGCTGCGGTACTCCTCGCCGTCAAGGAACTTGCCGAGGCGGCGCTCCTGCTTCGGCGTGAGGCTGCGCTCCTCGGCCATCTGCTGGATGGCAAGGCCGCGCGTGTTGGTCGCCTTGGCCTGCGCGTCAAGCAGGAGGTAGTGCTGGTCGCGCATCTTGATGAGGTCGGTGAGGCGGTTGTTGTTCTTCTGGTACTGCTCCTCCTCCTCCTTGCTCATGGGTGCGCCAGCCTCCGTAGCCTTCGCCACGGCTGCCTTCATGCGCTCGTAGAGCGCGCCAATCTCGTCAGTGATCTCGCGAATGGTCATGGTGTTTCCTTATGCTCGGTCGTAGAGGCTGTATCCGGCAGCGGCTCGGGGGTGCATCAACGCGCCTGCCGCTCGGAAGGTCGTGTAGATGATCGACTGATTGAACGCCATGCGGGACTGGGTGTCAAGCGTGACAACCATCTCCTTCTCCGCAAGCAGCACCTGCGTTGGATCGAAGATCAGGATGTCCGGGTCAGCAGCAATCGCCTGCCCGCTGGTGGCGAAGTTCATGGAGTCATCCGTGTACCACGGGAGTCCAAGGATCGGCGTGGGGATGCCGTGGTGTTCGCTGTCCGCAAGCATCGCCTGCACGATCACCTTGTTCGCGGCCGATCCGTGCGTCTGGTTGACGAACTTCTGCAGGTGGAACGGATGCGAGGCGAACACCAGCCGCCGACGCTGTTCGCAGTTGAACATCGTCGTATTCGCGGGAATGCCTCCGCTAGCCGTGCCGATGTTCGTGACCATGCGGAACATCATGTCGTAGGTCGCTGCTCCGTCCGTGGTTTCATCGTAACTGTGCCGCGTGCTGGTCACGCCTGCCGCGACTGCAGCAAGCAGGTCGCCCTGCACCTTCTCGGAAATGGCTCCTGCCATCTGCGCCGCGACCACCTCCATTGCCGTGCTGTCGGCCAGCAGTTCGTTCGTCACGATCTGCATGGAGCGGTAGGTCTTGAACTGCGGCGTGTACACACCGTAGGTCTGGGAGACCTCTGTGTCGATGAACTGCAGCGTATGCGTGCCCGTGCCCGTGCCCGTGATATCCACCGCTGCGCCGCTTGCCGTGAGCGCAACCTTGAAGGTGTCCGTGGTCACATCACGCACGAAGTAAGTGGTGCCTGCCGCCAGCGGCGCAGGGAGTGTGCCAGTGCTGGACACTTGAATCGCGTTGCCGTTCGCCATCCCGTGCCCCGCCGAAGTGATGATGTCGGTGGTAGCAGCAGTAAAGGTCCGGGGCGCAAGCGTGTTCTCCGGCTGTACGGTCACGCCATCTGCGACCAGTGTGTACGGCACGCGCAGGCCGAGGCTCGTATCTGCAATGCTCCTAAAGGCGTTGTAGCCCTTCATTCGCGTGCAACGCTGCAGCAGCCAAGTGTTGTAGATGCGGTCAGACACCAGAGCCTGCAAGCCCTTGATAGTGCCTTCCTGCCCCGACAGTGCCGGGGCTTGGAGATTGCCCCCAAGATCACCGAACTCCTTGCCAGCACCGCCTCCCTTGCCTTCACCGTCGCCTTCTAGTCCTTGCATTAGATCACCTTGTAGATCGGATTGGGGAACAGGATCGGCATGGGACGCGCTGACGCGCGCGCAAGATCCCGAGCGCGCTGCGAGAGCCTTGCCTCTGGGTTCGCAGGGAATGCCACCAGCGACACTTCGAACAGGTCAACATCGGTGATCAGCCGATGCACCTCACCATCGCGCCTATCGAACTTCTGATCCTTGACGCGGAAGCCGAATGACATCGCGTCAATCGTGCCGCTGCTGACGAGCGCAAACGCATCGCGGCTCTCCTGCGTGTCAACCGGGCTAATGGTGACGCGAAGGCCGCGCTGATCAGGCTGCAGCGCAAGCGTGCCGTTCTTGGTGCGTGCGATGACTCGCGACTGATCGTGCCCGATCAGCGCAAACACATCAGGCATTTCTCGCAGCGTGCGGTCAAAGGCCGCGCGGTCGATGGTTTCCATCACCGACTCAACCGGGTACGGCTGGCCGAAGGTGGCCGCGTATCCAACCAGCACGGGCGGCGCGGATTCGCGCTGCTCAAGTGTGAGCGTGGAGGTGCGGAGTTCAAGATCGGGCTGCATGGTGGGACTGTAGATCATTGGCTCACTCATTGCCATCACCCTCACCACGCGCAGCGTCGATCTGTCGTGCCTTTATTTCAGCCCACGCCCGTCCAGAATCGCCGCCCCACAGCAGCCACGCGATCAGTCCGGCGGACGGGTAGCCTTCCTCGCCCTGCTTCCATCCGCTTGCCTGCTTGTCCACTTCATGCCGCGCAAAGAAAGACACCATGCGCTTCACCGTGTCCGGCGACAGGCGTGCGCGGTTCGCGATGTCGCGGGCGCGTGCGACTCCAACCGCCGTACCACCTCGCCCGTATTGCCGTCGGAGGTCTAGGCCACGCGCTGCATTCCCGGCCATTGCCTCGGTAGGCCGCAGGTCGATTTCTTCAAGGGTTAGCGCCCGTTCCTCTGACGGCTCTGTGTCTGGCTCATCACCGAGCAAGTCTGGATCCGCAATATCCGCGAAGTTCTCTCCACCATAGGGGGTAGAGGCTGGCACCATGTTGGCGGGCTGCAGGAAGACATCACCATCCGGGCCGATTGCGTTGCGGCCAATCTCTGCGCGGATCTCATTGACTGACATGAAGCCGAATTGCCGAGCGATGCTGAAGCCCCGGTAGCGGGTCATCATGTCCGCGCGCAGCATCGCATCGAAACTGATCTCTGTGTCCAGTTGTTCGTCCAGTCGGAAGAGTTTGCGGCGGGCCTCGGCCTCCAGCCGCGCCGCCCATGATGACAGGCAGTTCGTCACCCACTCGCGGTTTGCCTGCTCGGCGCTGGCATAGGACTGCTTCTGCCCCATGCCGATGACGCTCGGCGGCACGCGGAACATGGCGCAGATTTCCTCACGCTGAAACGCGCGACCCTCAAGCCATTGAGAATCCTGCGGCGAGAGACTGATCTGCTGGTACTTCAGCCCGCCCTCAAGGACGGCGATTGCCCCGGCGCTTTCTACTCCGCGCATTCGGGCCTCCCACGACTCGCGCATCCGCTGCACCGCCTCGGGAGTGAGTTCTTTGTCGGTTGAAAGCACGCCGCTCGGCCTGCTTGCGTTGCGCCAGTAGGAGGCCCCAAACGCCTCGGCAGCAATGGAAAGGCCGATCGCCTGTCGCGCGAATGACAGCGGGGAATAGCCCAGCAAGCCATCCGGGGACATCCACATGAGGTGGAAGATCTCGTTGCTGCTGAACACGGCGCGGCCCTGCTCGTCACGACCGCCTCCGTACATATAGGCGATTTCTCCAGTGCCGATCCGCTGCACCTCCATGAGGTCTGGACGCAGGAAGTGCAGCGCCATTGGACGGCCATCAGGGGTCCGCTCAATCAGGCTGTAGGCATTGCCCGTCAGGCAGGCGCTCGTCAGCATCAATTCACGCCATGCCAGCGCCGTCATCTGCTGGTTCGGTGCGACATTCAATAGACGATGCACGGGGTGTTCAGTACGAACCCTGCGCCCGTCATCGTTCCGGCTCAAGACACTCCACGGCAACTTGGCGAGTTCCGTTGCAATCGCCTGCACGCAGGCATTCACGGTGACGCATGACAGCGCCACCGTCGGGGTGATCGCCTTTCCAGTGTCAGAAACGATGCCCGTATAGATCTGCAGACCGCCCGTGGTCGGCTGGCCCACTGGCACGGTAGAGTCGAATCGCCGCAGTTCAAGTGTGCCGAGAAAGGGGATCTTTAGAGCCATATC